CGGTCTTCACAGGGGTGCGGGATTTCATCAGAGCCACCATCACCGGCCCTTCGCGCCGGTACAGCGCCAATATCTCCTCTCGCGCACTGTCTGGCATCGCGTTCAGGAGCTTGCGAACCCGCCCGGCGCCAACAAGGCCGCGCCGCCCCCGCCGCCGCGCCATCAGTCCGTCACCAGGCCTGAATCGGTGGTGATCCAGGTGAACATCCGCTTGCCGGTCCTGTCCACAGCCGCGACCACGTTGAGGACCATGCCTCGCCAAATCACACGCCTGGTGATGTCGATGTCGCGCACAAATCGCACTTTCACGACATAGCCCTGCCGGCCCACCAGCCCTTCACCCAAGATTGTCTCGTCGCCGCGCGTCGGCAGCACCTCGGCACAAAGCGTGCGCCAGTTGGCCCATGAGCGCACTTCGCCGCCCATCCCGTCTGCATTGACCACCTGCCGCTGCAGAGTTACCCGCTCGCGCAGGCTACCGGCGCTCATGTGCCGGCTCTGCTGCCCCGTGTCGCGCGAGCAGATCCCCCGCCGCCAGCACCAGGCCTAGCACCATCAGGAGCATGGGTCCGATCTCAATCATTGTCGCCTCCGTTCTTTTTCCGCGTCCACCAGAAACTGCAGGTCGCTGCGCATGCCAATCACTGCCTCGCGGTCCATCGTCCGCCACGCCTGCAGCTGCTCGATGCTGGCCTTGTGCGCGGCCAGGATCACATCCTGCTGATCGTTCTTGGCAATCTGCATGGCAGCACTCCACACGATGCCCAGCGCCGAAAGCCCGATTGCCCCCCAGGATGCCATGTCCCTGACAGTCATCGTCATCCCAGCAGCCCCCGCTTGTAGGGCCCAAGCAGCGCCTTCACGCCAAAAGGCATCTCCTGAACGATGTTGCCAACGTTCGCCGCCTCGCGGTTGGCAAACCACAGCGCCACCAGTTCGAGCACCGCCTGCTTGAGATTGGCCGGCACTTGATCGCGGCTGGCAAAGCCGGCGGTCAGCGTCAGTCGCACAGTGCCATAGCGAGGCCACAGCGGCGGCCAGTCGAAACCGGGTGCAGGCACAAGCGTCGGCCGCCCCAGAAACTCTCTCACCCGCCAGGTCTCCGGGTCGAGGCTGGTCTCGGTGCCATCAATCGCATCATATTCGAGGAGGTCCACAGAGATCAGCGGCCGGCGGGTGATGATCAGTCTCTCGCCAAATGTCGGCCAGGTCAGCAGCAGCTGGCGCGCCGGCCCCACAACCATTCCGCAATAATCCTCCACCATTGCCGCCGCCGACCTGACCAGTCCCCGGATATAATCGTCCTGGTCCCCCAAATCCTCCCGAAGATGCACCTTCGCCTCGGCCAGGCTGATCGGCATCAGGTCGTCATCCTCCACGATCACCCCCACTGCCGCCTCGCCGGCCCGCGTCAGGATCAGCGCAACTGAGGGCACCAGACCAATCCCGATGGTCAGCGCCGGTGCGCTGGCACGGGTGACAATCTGCGCGTCCTGGGGGGAAATTGGCGTCACGCCGTCGCCTGTCACCAGCGGCGAGCTGGCGCGGGTGACAATCTGCGCCGCGTCCGGAGATGTTGTCGCCGCGCCGGTCACCGCTGGCGAGCTGGCCCGCGTCACGATCTGCGCCGGGTTCGGCTCGATGGGCAGCGCGTCAAACTCCAGCGCGCCGGCAGCGCCGTCGATCAGGATGACCTTGCCGAGAAAATCGCGGTCGCTCTGGGCAGTCAGAACCCGGCGCAGCAGCGGCGAGCCAGCCACCGGCTGATAGGTGCCGCCGCCCAGATTGCCCGCGAATGTTGACTGGTCGTCGGTGAAGCCCGGGGCTGTCTGCACGGCAGTCTGCACAGAGCGCAGGCCCGGATACCGAAAGCGAAAACTGCCGATGTTGCCTGCAGCCCGGCCGCCATCCCAGTTGCCCTCGTGCATCACGCCATTCTGGAACGACCATCCGCCGGTCAGCCAGGGCCGATAGCCATAGGTCCCGTCGAAGAAGTCATCGTGCTTGGTGGCGTTACGGTCGAATGCGTTGTTGGCCCGGCGGTTTTTTCGCCAGATCGAATTGACGCTGGGCGACCCGGAAGGGGGGTCATTGTATCCGACATTCCACCTGCCGCCCATGAAGGTGTTGCTGTCGAAAATATTCTCCACCGCCTCGATCGAAATGCTTTCACCTATCTGGCCAAAAACCTGATTCGGTGAAGAGTTCTCTACACCGAACAGCTCTGCCAGATTGCCCATAATCACGTTGCGCCTATAACTTTGATAGGTCGTACCGGCAGTGGCAGCGGGCACATAGCTGAACGCATAGACCGGGGCTGCCCGCAGCCTCCGCAGGTCGTTGTAGGCAATGAAATTGTCTTCGCAGCCGGGCAGGTCGCTGTTGAGGGCGAAATTTCCGACCGCCGTGCCCGGGCCGACAGTGTCATCGTCTGCCTGCGCCCACAAGCCGGTCAGCAGCGCAAAGCCGCGCACTGTGCGAGACGCCACCCATTTGCGGAGCAGCCCGGCGCGCAGGGCCGGGGTGTTCATGGGAATACCTGCGTGCGTCCAGATGATGTCGGCGCCAGTCAGCGAATGCCTGTTCGCCGCGAGAGTCGTTGTCGTGAGCCCGCTGGTGCTGGTTTCAAACCCTGGCTTGCCCCGCACCGTCGCGCGCTTGAAGATGAAATATCCGGCGCCCGTCAGCAACGTGGACTCGCCTATTTCCAACCTGCAGTTTTCGATCTGCCAGAGGAAGGCCCGCAGCGTTGGCGGCGCTGCCGCCCCGGAGCGCAAGATGCAGTTGTTGCGCGGGTCCGGATCGTCCGGATCGCCCAGCAGAACCACGGGCGCTTCCGAGGTGTTCAGGCCATTGGTGACAGACACAGACCCGACCGTGTTGACACCGGGCGAAAGCACGATGCGCGCCGCATCTGCCGACCGTGTTACCGAGTCGCCACCGTTGGCTGCGGGCAGCGTCCGGTTGGCCAGATACAGCGCCTGCAGTGCTGTTGAGACGTTTGCGGGCCGGGAGCCCGGCGGGATGTCCTTGGCCGCGGCAAGAGAGGTGGCCACCATTGCCGAGCTGGCCGAAGTCGTGCCGGCCGGGTCCACGTAAAGCCAGCGTGCGAGATATCGTGTTCCAGCCGGGTCGTACAGAATGAAGCGCGGAACCTGCGCGTCCGTGCTGCGAGTCAAGGTGCCGATGCCTGACATCACCCGCGTGCCGGCCGGGTCGGTCGAGCGCATCGCGCCTATCCATGGATAACACTCCGCATCGCATCGCAGCCGACCCTCTGTCAGCGCCGGCGCCGTCGCCGGGTCGATCAATACCGTGTAGCACCGCAGACCGTCACCATAATCGTTGTCGGTGGCCAGCGCCGTGGCCCACAACGTCTTGGTGTTGGTGCCATCAGTCACCGTGAATTTCACGCCGGCCAATGGCTGGAAACCATTGGGATGGTGAGACGCGACCAGGAGAGAAAGCCGGAACACGCCGGTCTCCACCTGCATTGGCAGGCTGGCCCAGCGAAAAATCGGGACCGGGCATGTCTCGGTCGAATTGTTGGTGACCGAAATCCCCGAAGCGCCGGGCTCGCCGGAAAACCAGCCGGGCAGGGCGTCGAGCGTGACACTGGTGTCTGTCGCGTAAACGTAGTTCGAAAGCGCGATGCGGACGCGAATCTGCCCACCGCCAATGTCCGTCTCGTCAATGACTGGCACCAGCGGCGCGTTCGGATCAACCGGGAGCCGCAGCGGGATTGTCGCCTGAATCGCGCGGGCCTGGGTGGCCGCTACAGCCTCATTGTTGACGACTGTAAAGCCGGGGTGCGAGCTGCGAACCACCAGCCGCGGCTCGCCGTCCGGGTCGAGCGTGTAATCACTGAACGTGCCGGCCGCGCCCGTGCGGACAATCTCCAGAACCCAGCCTGTCGCATCGATGGCGGCAGAGATAATCGCCATGTCGGCGTCTCCCTCGTCGCCCTAAATCGGCTGATCGATCGTGTAGGTGCTGGCCGCGATGGTGATCGACACGCCGCTGGCCGAGGGCTGCGCCGGGCAGGTGGTCACCGCCAGAAGCGCCGTGCCAGAGCAAATGGCAACGTGATCGAGAGTCTTGGTGGAGTCGCCAGTGGTCGTCTTGCCTGAAACCGTGAGCACGCGGGCGCCCCCGCTGGACGATTTTGAAAAATCGCCGCTCGAAAGGCTGATGGCCGGCGCGCCGGCGCGGGTGATGGCATCGGCGCGGCTCGTGGGCTGGCCCGCGCAGACATACATTTCGGTTCCCGAATTGGCGATGATGTCCAGCGCGGCATCCTGTACAATGGTCGCGAGAAATTTACCCATGGCCTATGCCTCCTGTTTGCTGCTTGCAGCCGCCGCTTGCGCCGCCTCGATCGCGGCCACAACGGCGCCCTTGTTTTTCGCTCCGTTCACATCAATGCCCTCGCGCGCGGCCAGCTCCAGCAGCTGCTTGAGGTTCAGCGAGGTCAGGTCGTTGTCGTCGTCCGCAACACTCTCGGCCGCGCCGTCTTTCAGAAAAGCCTCGGCCAGGGCCTCGCCGAGATCATAGGTCGCCCCGGCCAGATACTCGCGCACAACATATCCGTTTTCACTGCCCATGCTGGTGGTCAGCATTCTGACTTTGACGGTCATTGCTTCCTCCTCAAAAGCGCGCCGGTGCTGGTCTGTTAAACAGCACCGGCGGCGCTCTTCACTCGCCGGCTCGGCTTCAGCTGGTGGGCCGCTGCTCCGGATCACCCAGCACGATCGGCGCGGCAAAGGCCACCGAAGTGCCGGAGTTGAGGGTGCCCACGGCCCGCAGATAGCGCTGCGCCCCGATGTAGCCGACCCGGAAGCTGGTGTTCTGCACCAGAGCGGCCGGGAAGCTGCCAATCAGATCGGCTGCAACCACATCCGCCCAGTCAGAGCCGTTGGCGCTGTCCTGCAGCTTCACGGTGATGTTGCCGGAGCCGGCCACCGCGCCCACCGTCACCACAGCGGCGGCAGAGGCGAAGCCCCGCGTGTCCACGGTCTGCCCGGTCACCGTGGAATTATGCACCGCGGCGCGGATCGATTCCCGCACGGCGATGTGCGAGGCAAGGTCTCGAGTTGCCATTGTTCTGTCCTTTCAAAGAGAGAGGGGAGCGCCGGGCTCGGCACTCCCAGGGGTGTCATCAGGAGCCAAAGCGGACAAACTTGACCGCATCAAAGTTGATGGCGCCGCCTCCGGTGCGCTTCACCGTGTAGAACTTCACAAAGCCCTTCTGGGTGTAGGGGTCGCGCAGCACGGTGATGCCGGCCCGATCAACGATGGTGTAGGCCTCGCGGAAATCGCCAAAGGCAATCGACAGCGAGTTTGCACCCAGCGCCGGGGCGTCTTCCGCCTCCACCACCGGGAAGCCCAGCAGCAGCCCGCCCTGGCGCGCCTCGAAGTTCGGCTGCCAAAGGTAGTTGCCGTCGCCGTCCTTCAGCTTCCGGACAGCGGCGAGCGTGGCCCGCGCCATCATCCAGCTGGCGTTGGTGCGGTGCCCGGCCTTCAGCTTGAACACCGTGTCAACCAGCGTGTCACCACCAGCCGGCGCGGCGGCAAAGGCCCCCGAGGCCCCGGTGTTGATGTGCTCGAACTGGCCCCATGCCCTGCTGGCATCCGCCGTTGCGGTGGTCGTGTAGGTGAACAGGCCGCGCGGCTTGCCCGCCCCGTCGCCCACCACAAAACCGGCGTTCTCGGTGCGGATGAACTTGTCCGCCACCTTGCCCGCCAGCCACGCCTCGATGTCGAACATCGAATCGTCGAGCACCTTCTGCGTCGCCTTTGGCTCGGCATAGAGCTCGTGCACCGGGATCTGCCATTTGCCCAGCTCCGGGGTGTCGGTCTCGGCACGGGTGCCGCGTTCGGCCACCCAGCCTGCGCCGGCCTCATCCAGGTCGTTGAAGCCCTCGAGCGCGTCGGTGCCGATGGTCACCACGTTCGCCACCTGCCGCATCGGCGAGGTTTCAAACAGCCGGGAGACAATCCGCCCGCTCATGTCGGAGGTCACCGTGAAGCCGCCGTCCGGTGCAGAGCCCACCGAGAGCGCCGCCATCACCTGCTGCGGCGTCGCCGCGCCGCGGCGCATGTAGACGTTTATCGCCCTCGCGTATTCCGCATAGACTTCGGGCGTCACCTCGCTGCCGACAATCCTGGCAAAGGCCTGGACCGCCTTCATCTCGGCCGCGCTGTCGCCGCTGCCAAGCCGGCCGGCAGAAGCCGCCTGCGCCGCCAGGTCCGCCAGCTGGCCCTGCAGCTTGCTGATTTCGGCATTGATGGCGTCCACCTTGCCCTCGAGGACCGGGTCGGCCTTGCCCTTTTCAAGCGCCTTGAGGCGCTCGTCATTGGCCTGCTTGAACTCTTCGAAGGCCGAGTTGATCTTGTTGACCAGCTCGACCGGGGCCGCTTCGGCGCGCACGCCGGCAGCCGAGACGCCACGAAAAGGCGCCACGCGATAAATGCTCATGATTTGTTCCTTCGATTAAAGCGCCTCAGCGCCTGATGGTTTCCAGAAGCCGGGCAAGCCCGGCGTTGAACTCGCCGGCATCGCGCGCGGCATTCGGGGCTGCATCACGCTCGCCCTGAATTTCTGAAAGCAGGGCCTGCCGGTCGCGCCGGCTCACCCCCTCCTTGGCCAGCGCCGCCTCGATGCGGCGCTTGGCCATAACATGCGTGTTGGCCCGCGATGCCGGCGCCGGCTGGGGCGTGGTCTCGGTGACGGCATCTGCCAGGCCCATCTCCACCGCCTCCTCGGCGGTCAGGAAGGTTCCGTCCGACGCGCGGCCCGGCCCGTCCATCAGCGCCATCACCTCATCGTCAGACAGCCCGGATCGCGCCGCATAGATCGTCGCCATCGAGCGGTCGAATGTGTCGAACATCGTCGCGGCTTCGGCAAAATCGTGCCGGTTACCCACCACCATGCCCCAGGCGTTGTGGATCATCATCATCGAGCCAAGGCTCATCTCGATCCGGTCACCCGCCATGGCGATGATGCTGGCAGCGCTTGCCGCCAGCGCCAGCACCCGCACGGTCACTTCCGCCGGGTGTTCCCGCAGCAGATTATAGATCGCAAGCCCCTCGAACATGTCGCCGCCGGGGCTGTTGATCGTCACCAGCACCGGATTGTTGCCGATCGCGCGCAGCGCCCCGCTGATCCGTTTGGCCGTCACGCCCTCGCCGGTCCACCAGTCCTCGCCGATCACATCCATGATGCCGATCGTGTTGTCGCCGCTGTCCGCCATCTGCGGCGTCGCGGCCCAGCGCTCGAGCAGCGTTGATGGCGCGTCGAAGCTGTAGGCCCTGGGCTTTGACAGGCCCTCGATCTTCGGCAGTTTACGCAGGCTCATTCTGCTCCCCTTCGTTGCGCGCGCCCGGGTCACCCATCTGCTCGCCTTGCCTCGTGCCGGCAGTATTCGGTGGGTCGTAGTAGACATCGCCGCCGTCGCGCGGGTTGATGTCCTCCAGCGCCCGCACCTCGTTGGGGCTCATCACGCCCCATTGCATGCCCTTCACATAGGTTTCCCAACGCGTCTTCACGTCGCCGCGCAGCATGCCCTGAGCGTAGAACCGGAAGTCGTGCGTCTCCCATTCCGCCTCAGGGATCAGGTCGCGCTTGATTGCTTCCTCCCACACCCGGAACCAGTCGTTCAGCGTGTAATTGTGGAAGCCGATGCCCTGCTGCTCCACCCCGGTGCCGAAGTTGCTGGTGGTGTTCGGGATGCCCAGCAGCGGCGGCGGCACACCCATGAACATAGCAACATCATAGCGCTGGAATTCGCGCAGCTTGATGAATTCCATGTCGGCCGCCGAGAGCGAGAGCTTGCCGGCCTGCATCCCCTCCTCGAGCAGCAGCCACTTGCCGGCGTTGTCGATGCCTCTGAAATAAACGTCCAGCGATTCGCGCAGGTTCTTCAGCCCTTCCTCGCCCAGCGTGTCCGGATGCGAAACATAGCCGGGCGTGAACTGCCCGTTCTTCATCACCTTGGCGCTGGCCTGCTCACCCGCCACCGAAAGCCCCAGGCTCTCCCGCATGAAGCTGAGCGGGGAGAGCCCGGTCACCCCATCAAAGCTCATCCCTCGCAGGTGCATCACCTGCTCCTGCGCTAGTATCTCCTGCGCGCCGTTCGCCCTTGTGTAGCGGTAACGCATCTTGCCGTTGTCCAGCTGCTCCGCCAGCACCCGGTCCGGCCGCATCGGAATCAGCGCCACGACATCGCGCCCGGCCGTCACTTTCAGCGCATAGGCGTTGCCGCGCAGCAGCAGATAGAGCTGCATCAGCCGCTTGAACTCGTGCGGCGTCTGCCACTGGTTGGGCTTGGCCGTCAGCACCCGGCGCAGTGGGTGCCCCACCGCCGGCCGCCGCTCTTTCTCCGAAACCCGCATCACCAGATCGGTCGGCACATTGGCCACGGCGCCGCTGATAATCTGCACCGAGCGCCAGAACACCGCGACTTTCATGGCCGTGCTGTCGCCGACATAAAGCCCGGTGCCGGTCTCCGCGCCGCCGCCGACCCGCAGGAACTCGGCCAGGCGCTCGCCCTGCAGGCTTGCCAGATCGAAGGATGCGCGCGGCCCGGCTGGATCCGCGCCTGCCGGCTTCGCCGGCTCGGCCGCCACCGGCCCGGTGCCCAGAAGCCAGTCGGCAAGGCGCGCGCCAAGCCCGGCGCCGGCTGGATCCGCGCTCACAAGATCAGGATTCCGCGCCTGGCAACAGCGCTGGTCTTCTTCACCGGCTCGGCCATGTCGGCCGCCCCCACCGCCATCACGGTCGTCACCAGCCCGTCGATCCTTCCACGGCTGTTCTGCTTGTCAAAGGCGCGGTTGCCCGTGCCGTCCATCACCGGGCGCGCGTTCGCCGCGCAGGCATAGGTCACCGGGCTTCGATCGATCTTCACGGTTGCCTCCCTCACACGGTCTTCCATCAGCTCGATCGAGCGCGGCATGCTCAGCTGCCCATCCTTGAAAGCCACGCGCAGCCCCTGGCTGTGCGGCACCAGCTTCAGTCCCTGCCCCGGCTTTTCATTGCCGCCCCTGGAGCGCCAGACCGGCAGCCCCACTCGCTGGCATGCCTCTTCAAAACTGGCCATTCCCGCCGGATCGAAGGCCAGAAACTGCACATTCTGCTCGGCCACCAGCTGCGCCACCTTGTCGGCCACAAAGTCCTTGGAGATGCTCGCGCCAGGCACCACCGTCAGCCGCCCCTCGTCGCGCCACAGCGGATAGGGCATGCCGTCCTGTTTCGCCCGCGTCTCCAGATTGGCCTCGCAGGTCCAATACCAGGAGAACACTTCCAGCCGCCCGTCCGCATGTTTCCAGCAGGCGGAGAGCGCGGTCAGATCGTGCTTGTCCGAAAGATCGAGCGCCAGCCAGCATGGCAGGTTGACATTCTGCGCCGGGATCACGTCGCCGAGGCAGGCGTCCCACATGGTCGGATCATCAAGCCAGAAGTCCACCGCCCCGGTAGGAATGCCCATGTAAAGCCGCTTCACCCGCGCCGCCTCGCTCGGGTTGTTCCGCGCCTTCACGACCTCGCGGCGCACATTTTCCGCCGGAAAGGTGACCCCGAGTGCCGGCATCGACTTTTTCCAGACGCACTCGTTTTCAAAAACCGTCTCGCGGTCCTTCACGTCCACCCGGGTGATCAGCACGAACAGGCTGTCGTTGACATCCTGCCCAAGCACCACCCGCTGCGCCCGCTCGGAATAAAAGGTGCCCACCGCCTGCGTCTGCGCCGGCGTGTTCGTGCAGGCGATCAGCATGCCCCCGCGCGCATTTTTGGCGAGAGACGCTTGCCACATGTCGATCAGCGCCGTGCTGGCCAGCTCGTGCACCTCGTCGACGAACACAAAATCAGGCCGCGGCCCGGAGATCTGCTTGGCGGTGCCTGGATAGGTCCGGAACGTCGAACCCGTGGCAACATGCTCGATTGTGTGAGCGTTGGCGCCGAGCCCGCGCACCACGAACTTACCCTGACTCTCAAGGCTGGTGCCGTCTTCCTCGCCCGGCAGCGTGGCCCGGACGGCAGCGGCTGCATCGGCCATCGTCACCATCGCCTGGTTGTCGTTCGGCCCGGTCACCACCACCTGCGCCCGCTTGCGCCCCATCGCAGCCATGGCGATCAGGGCGACTGTCGCCATCCACGGCGATTTGCCCTGCCCCTTCGCGGTCTCTACATAGGCCTCGTCAAAGCGCCAACGTTCCTGCCCTTCAACCGATCTTTTGTACCAGCCGAACAGCGAGCCGGTGGCAAAGATCATCCAGGGCAGCAGCTCGAAAGGCTCCCCGGCGCGCGGGCCATCGGTGATGGTGAAATAGACCGGGAAGCTGCTGATGATCCGCTCCGCCTCCTCCGGACGCCAGATCAGCCCGCGCTCATGGCCGGACTCCATGTCCACAAGATGCCGCATCGCCGCCGCAATCATCAGCTCGCCGGCAATAATGCGGCGTTCCACAATGTCGCGCGCATAAGCCGTGGTCCGGTCGGCTTGCGCCAGCACCGCGCCGCCCGCGCTCACAGTTCCACCGCGTTGTCCGCCCCGCGCTCAGGCTTTGGGGCTTTCACCACCCCGCCCATCGCCCGCTTGCGCGGGGTGATTGTCAGCTCCGCCTCAATCTCCGCGCAGGTCGCGCCCGCCTTGTTCATCACCGCCAGCCAAGGATTGTGCATTTCAACGCCGGTCTTCGGGGCTTTCAGAATCGGCCCCCGCGCCCACACATCGGCGCGCGCCTTTTCCCAGAGCAGCCGGGCCATCACCAGCCGCAGGATCATGTGCCCGTTCGTCTCGGCCAGCTTCTGCTGGGCCCGCAGCTCGGCGCACAGCTCCCGCCACTGCCCGGCCGCCAGCCGCGCCTCGGCCTTGTCGGTCAGCATCGTCTCCCAAGCCGGCTCCACCGGCCCGCTGGCAGCGGTGCTCACCGGCTCCGGCTCCACGGGTGGGCGGGATCGAGCGGCCGCCCGTCGCTGCCGGTGCCGCCGGCGGCATCCCCCCGGTTGCGCTGCGCGCCCCTGGACTGGTGGCAGGGTTGACAGAGGCTGCGGTGGTTCTTCGGGTCCCCCCACAGCTTGTAGTCAATGCTGCCGTCCAGCTTGCGAAACGGGCGGATGTGATCCAGCACCGTCGCCACAGTTTTTACCTGCCGCTGCTCCCAGCAGATCCGGCAGAACGGCTCTCTGGCCAGCTGCTCGTCGCGCAGCACCCGGTGCTCCCGGCCATAGCCCCGCTTCTCGGCAGACGGGCGCGGCCCGGCAGGCGCGGCAGGCGGGATGTATTCGGCCCCCGGCCCGCCCGTCGATGCCGCCTCTGCATACCATTGATGCACATATTTCTCCGAGACACCTTCGGCGCGCGCCTGCAAAATCGCCTGTGTCTTGCCGGGGTCCAGCAGAACCACCTGCGCGCCCAGAACATCGGCCCAGAACTGCCGCTGCCACGCTTTGGGGCTCTGCGCCACAACCCAGGCCCGGCCTTCGGGTGGGTCCGTCGCCAGCGCCTCCAGCGCCTCGTTGCGCGCCCGCAGCGCCGGTATCAGATAGTCAGACCCCGCCCGCGCTGCTGGCACACCCGAAAGCTGCTCGATGAAGTCGGTCAGAGCAATCACCACATCGCCCGGCTGGGCCTGCCCGTGCACATGCGCCATGGCGCCGTTGCCCGGGGGCCCTACAATCACCGTCACCGGGCAGCCGGGCTTTGGCAGCCAAGTCGGATAGGCCGCCGCCGGGTGGAGCGAGCGCGTCACTCGCCGCCCTCCCGCATTTCGATCATCCGGGCCAGCCTCTCCGCATCGGCCGCCGCCTTCTGCGCCCTGACCGCGCGCTGCCGCAGCAGTGCCCGCCGCATCGCCGGGCTCTGCCCCGCCTCGATGATGGAGCCCAACACCTCGTTCAGATGACGTGCGCGCAAATCATCTATCGGGGTGTTCGCCATCAAGACGCCTCCCGAACCCTCAATCTTCTGGAAAATAAACAAAAAAGGCCTGCGAAACCGCAAGCCAGCCGAATTTTCCGTCCGATTTGGACGAAAATCCCTGCATGACAGATTTCATTAAAGCCAATTGCAGCTGGTTGCAAGGCCACCGCCGGTCTATCGTCCGGGCATGGACGCGCCCCCCGCCATCATCTGCCACGCCCCGCGCGCCGTCGATGGCGACACCATCCGCTGCCAGAACATCGGCAAGGCCATCCGCCTGGCCGGCATCGATGCGCCAGAACTTGGCGGCAAGTGCCGACGCGGCAAGGTCTGCGCACCTGGAGATGGCGAGGCCAGCCGCCGCACCATGGCCGCGCTCATTGCCAGCGCTCCTGTCACCATCACCCCCGCCGGCCGGGATCGTTATGGCCGAATCATAGCGCGCGTCACTGCCGGGCGCATCGATGTTTCCTGCGAGATGATCCGCCGCCGCCAGGCCATCCCCCGCTACGGGCAGCTGGACTGCCCCACACGGGTAAAATTATCTTGGCCGCCAGCCGGAAAGCAGCGCTTCAAGGGCGAGCGAGGCCGGCCCGCTAATTTTTGTCCGCCCGCTTTCCCAATTGCGGACTGTGCGGCCCTCGTCGGGAGACAGGCGAAGCGCCTCGCCAAGCTCTCTCTGCGTCATGCCGAGAGCTTGGCGGGCGGCTTTTATTTCGGTGGGGGTCATTAGTCCTCGTCGGCCGCCAACGCCTGGTCCCTCGCGGCCTCATAGGCCGCCCAGGCCGGGCTTATCAGGTCGTCATATGCCTGACAAGCTTGGTTCATTGCGGCCTCATAGGCCGCCCAAGCTTTGTTGGTTGCGGCCTCATAGACCTGTTCTGCCTGATCTATCTGGGACTGAGCGGCCGCAGCCGCTGTATCCCTTGCG